CGCGCCCCTGACACCCGCCGTGAGGTGCCATTTGTAAGGAGGTATTTTATGAACGAGCCAGCACAACGCTGGCATTGGTAACACTGGCGAGAGTCGAACTCGCGTCTCCGCCTTGAAAGGGCGGTGGCTTGACCGTTTGCCTACAGTGCCATATCCCGGCGAACCGGGAAGGTTGGTTGCGCAGTCGGGACTCGAACCCGAATCGAGTGGTTATGAGCCACACATCCTGCCATTAGAAGACCGCGCCATCACCCGGACAAAGCCGGGCTTTTATTGAAAGGAGAGTCTCACCTCATCAAATCGGCTTCCGTCGGAAGCACCATATCAGAGACGGACGTATCACATGGATATCTGATTACCTTTATAATATCGCCCACAGAGTTGCGAACAGGGATTTCTTCGAGAACGATGTCTTCTTCGATTGCCCGGAGGGTACAATAGTCGAGACTCCATTTTGATGCGTTCATAGCTGCACGAGCCTGAACCCTGCCATCTTCATCAAACGCTTCAGACAGTTTCCTCTTGTAATTAATATAAGTTTCGGACATAACTTTGTGCTCCGAACGAAGTACCGTTTCCAGTTCGTCTCTCGTAAGGGAGCCGAAAGCTTCTACAGGCAGCGGGAACTTTGTTTTCTTTTCGTTCATCTTAATTTTCTCCTTATTATCGCAGTTAAGTTCAATCAACGGCAAAATGCCGTGTTCTTTCAATAATTCGTATAGGAACATCCGTCCCTTCTGTGTCCAGAGCAAAGCGGAATCGGATTCATGAGTATAACCGAGACCTATATAATCGGGGTGTAAAGTCCACCTGTCGTCAGAAATATACAGGATTTTACGCCCTACGAGCCAATTGAGCATTCTGTTGCAAGTCCACCCATAATCCCATGCTATATCAGAAGTGCAGGCATCTTCCTCGTTTTCGGAGATGGTTTCATAATACAAGCCCATACATTTACCTCCTGTGTCA